CTTCTATTCCAAGTTCTGTTGCAAGTTCTATGCCCTCAGATAAATAACGATATGCTTTCAATCCAATCTTTAATTGGTCTGTCTGCTTTGTGATACTATCAATCCAAGTTTGGTGTTTGGAAACAACATTAGCTTTTGCCATTCGCCATTGTTCAAACAACTCATATTCATTTTTAGTACAAGCGATTGCTCTACTTCTACAATGACTTGTTCCAATGACATCAAGTTCAAATTGTTTATCAAAAGTTTTAGCCATACCAATATTGTCATCATAACGACCACTCTTACCAAGAAACTTATTGTTTGCGTCCACGTGCTTGGTCTTATGTGGGTTCTCATCTTTACCAGATTGTTGCGCTATAATATCTGGATTGCAACCATTGGCTTTCAGTTCTTCTCGGTAGTATGCGTGAGCAAAATGACTACTTTCATGACCACCCCCATATTCATTACCATTGAGATTGCCATACAAACCAAAATCAAAATGCGATTTAGTTTCTTTGCTATCGCCGTCCTCATCAACATCTTCATTGTGAGAAAAGTAAAAGCACTTATCTTTTGCTACTACATCACATGGGTCGCCATACCTCTTTTTAAATACTCGTAGTGTGGCTACATCTTCCATTGGATAAGATCGTCTTACGACTTTGGTTGCTGTCGCAAATGCGTCTAGTTGTTTTAGTTCAAAGTTTTCTCTAGCTTGTAGAAATGCTTGTTGTTCTTGCGTTTCTTCTTTCTCAAATACATCTTTTATACGATTGTATAACTTGTTTCTGTATTCGGTGTTCATTCTTATTTTAGACATATGTCCTTTCTAGTTAGTTATTAATAATCCCAAACTATCCTATTGACATTTGATTGTCAAGTGTTTATATAGTGTTAGGAATACAGGGGAGGGTGTACTAATTCCGGACAGCCCCCTGTAGTCCTTTCGGGTCAATGGCAATGTTAAGGACAACCCTTAGGTGCATTGCCCTTGAGCCCTGATCCTGCAATGGTGTTGAACTAACCATTCAACTGCGGGATCTGGGGTCAAGTCACAAGCTCCAAGCATCAAGCTTGACAAAGATTATAGGATTTGATAGGATATAAATAACTTGAGCCCTGGTCCAATGGGCGGTAACAGCTACCGAAGTTCTAGACGCGTTTCGGCTAATACTGTTGGACCTGGGGTCAAGTTACTACCGTACATCGGTCCGGACGACGAGAAGGAAGACTCCGGACTCTTGGCCAAACTTGAGCCCTGATCCATTACACGCTTTGCAAAGCGTTTGCGCCGTGTGTGTCTATAGCTCCACTACGGACATTTAGTAATGGATCTGGGGTCAAGTGAGAGGGTGTACTAATTCCGGACAGCCTCACTTGGCCAAAGCAACAAGCCTCAAGCTTGCCATAATTGAATGATAAAAGATAAATATGACAAAGATAATAATAGAAATAGATAAAGCTACAGAAGCCCAAGTGAAGAGCCTAGTTGCAGACTTGGCCATGTCTATTGAGCCATGGAAGCGGTATATTCACTACAAAATTAAAAATGGTAATAAGATATACAGGCCACAAGCCTTAAGACACAAGCCCCAAGCTTCAAGCTTCAAGCAACAAGCTTGACAAGACCTGTAGGATATTATAGGATGTATTAAGAAAGGGAAAATGAAACTAAACAAAAACAACAAAGGGAAAGCTATGAAAAAGAAACAAGACAAGCTAGATAAGTGGTTAAAAGATCATGTTATTTATGAGACTTTTAGCTTTAATAAAAAGACTAAAAAAGACAAACAAAAAAATAAGCAAATACAAGATATGTTGCATAAAAAATTAAAAGAAGATTTAATTAAAGACGCAATATAACAACAACAAAGAAAGGTAAACAATGAAGCAAAAAATATACTATTCAGTTGATGAAGAGACAGGAGAAATAACCCTGGACCTTTATGCAATGGAAGAAGAAGCAATTGAGCAATTAAAAGAAGCGAATCCTGATAAGAAAGTTACATCGGTATACGCATCATAAACTAAATCAAAGGAGGCTTCATGAACGAAGGAATGAAAAAAACAAAAACAGATCCTGTAAAGGATTTTCAAAAACAATGCGTAGATCAAAGAGTATGTTTGTTCTATGTTGCTGACAGAGTAAAAGGTATACTAGAAGACAATAAAAACAATAATGATAAAATGCGTTCTGATTTAGAAGAGTTCAATGATGAGTGCATTCATAATATTGGAGTTAATGCTCTGATAGAAAGGTATGAATACTAAAGGAAAAAGATGGATACTAAAACATTAAAAAGAATCGCTAAGGCGTTAGAAGAACTAATCGCTCTGGTGAAGGAAGACCTGAAACCTAAACGTGCCAAAAAGAATTAAACACAACGACCTGCTGCCATGGTTCACAATGGACCATGGCAGCTGCCGGATGCATACTTGAAAAGTTGTAAGAAATTTTTTAAGGAGCTTCAAGCTCCAAGCGCCAAGCTTCAAGCCACAAGCTTGCCACAATTGAAGAGTACAATAACCAAAACAGAAAGGTAAATATGACACTACAAGCACCATTAATAAAAGGAGAGAAGAAACCAGAGACATGCGAAGAACAGCTTCGCAGGATGTGCAAGAACATTGCGCAAGATATAACAGACGGAAAGCAGGACGCTTACGAATGGTTGGAAGATGTCTACGACATAGAATGGATCACGCACCAGGACAAGAGTTACAAAGCAGCTCGACTGCTAGTGGCCGGAGGCGGGCCCAACATATGGGTGAACCTGCAGACAGGGACCGTGGACGGTTACTGGGCATCTGACAAATGCAGCTGGGGCTTCGTCGACAACATCGGGCTGGATGATTACCTAGAAGATCTATATGCCAGCTCATAGAAAATACGACCACATCATAAACAGGTTACACAACGACTGGTGCCGTGAGAACGGTTATCCGGTCCGTTTGTACAAACCAAGTCCTGGTAGACCCAAGCGTCAAGCCTCAAGCTTCAAGCGCCAAGCGAATATAACTTTTGGCGGCAAGCCTCAAGCCCCAAGCTACAGGCCTCAAGCTTCAAGCCACAAGCCGCAAGCTCCAAGACACTAGAGCCCTCATAAAGTTTCAGGCCACAAGCGGCAGGGGACTTGACCAAGATAAAACTATTCTTAGGATGTGTTACATGATAGGCAATTTGGTGTGGTGACAGACTCACCTTGTTACTTTTACTAACCTTAAATTCTAATGTGAAATAGAACTGATTAGCGTTATAACACAACGCGTCTGGTGTTCCTAAACTGCTTGTATTTTCTATCCTTGTGTAGATTATTTTAGGTGTTTTACTTTTAAAATATTTGTAAAACTTTGCCTCTGGACCCATAAGTTTTCAACGTTATACCTTCTTCTTAACCTGGCCCATTCGCCATGATTCTGTTGTAGATATTTCAAGAACTATTCTGTGTGATTCACGCGAACCAATAACATTATTCTCTAATAAACTTATACCTATAATATCAAAATATCCATCTGGAGAACGAAACTCACCATTTGGCAATTTAACTTGTACTCTAGCTGACTGACAAACAGGTGATTTTAAGAACTTATTTAATTGATCTGCTAGTAACTTTCCACTTATCATAGGTTGACTTTTACGCCAAGTAACGTTAGAAGTCAAGTATGCACAAAATAGGCTTATTAAATGCACTGCACGACAAATACGAAGCACAAATATCTGCAGCACATGCAACAATAAATATATATCTAAACAGCTCGGTTGGTATAGGCGAACACCCACAACACATAGATGAACTAGATAAACAACTGCAAATAATAGCAGACGCAGAAGAAAAATTAAATATCCTAGAAGATTTTGGAGAAGGAAATGGGAGTACCTAAAAGACTAACAGAGATGCAACAAAAGTTTGCACATCTATTAGTTACAAACGAAGGTAGAATGACCGCTTACGAATGCGCGAAGGAAGCAGGCTATTCAGAGGACAGAGCAAGACAGACAGCATCAGAATTACAAAACCCCAAAAAATATCCGTTGGTCGTTGCATACATTGGAGAGATACGAGAAGAAAACAATAAAAAATACCAAGTAGATTATGGTAGACACATTACAGAGCTGGGTAAGATAAGACAGAAAGCATTAGAAAAAGGTGCATGGTCCGCTGCAGTAAATGCAGAGGTAGCACGTGGTAAAGCTGCTGGGTTATACATAGAACAAAAGATAATTAGAACTGGTAAGTTAGATGATCTTAGTGAGGAAGAACTAGAGAATCGTATGAAAGAAATTATAG